TGATGACGCTCGTGAAATTATTGAGATGCTCCCAGAAAAGTCTTTACTTTTCAAGAGCTCTATGAGTACTCCCTTTGGTCAACTTGCTATTAAGCTGGAAGCCGCAGGGAAAGTTAGAGTTTTTGCTCTAATAGACTCTGTTTCTCAAAGTGTCATGAAGCCTTTACATAAGGCTCTTTTTGATATTTTGAGAAAGCTTCCAAACGACGGAACATTTGATCAGGATGCGTCTGTTACTAGATCATCCGTTAAGGCGGCTGCAGCGGGTAAAGCTTATAGCTTTGACCTGAGCGCTGCCACTGACAGGTTACCTGTGTCTTTAACAGCCTCAATTATTGAGGGTCTGTTTAAGATACCCGGGCTAGCCGAAGCATGATCGAAGGTTATGGTAGAAAGAGATTTCTCTTTCAATTCTTATAATCGAGCCAAATTTGAGCTCGATAAAGACGTAACTTATCGGTATGCTGTCGGTACACCTATGGGTTGCCTATCTTCCTGAGCAGGACTTGCCATTACTCATCACTGAATAATGCAGTACTGTTCATACTTAGTTACTAATAACTGAGAATGGGAGGATAGGTACGAGGTTTTAGGAGATGACATTGTCATCTTCGATACCGCCCTAGCGAATACATACTTGGCAATAATGAAGAAATTAGGAATGGAGATTAATCTCTCTAAATCCATTGTTTCTCATGATCGCCCTGTATTTGAATTCGCGAAGCGTACTGTCATTGGAGGAAATCTGGTGAGTGGGGTTACCTACTCTCAGATCAATTCTTGTACCTCCCTTTCTTCTCGGATAAACAGTGTTTATTCTTGAATTGAAAAAGGGTACTTGAACAATCTTCAGACTATAGCCACCGTTTTAAATAATTTTAAACCGGGGTTTAAGTTTAAGGATTTCTCCTTAATGGTTGCTAGCTTCAGCCTGCTAGGTCTATGTAAAAACATAGAGCATAGCATCTTAATGAAAAGTCTCGTAGACCCTCGTAAAGGGTGTTTATGAGACATGGAGACAGAGAATTTCTCTATCCCCACTCGTTCATTAATGGCTTTTGCTAGAGATCTTATAACAAGATCCAATTCTGATTTTAAGCTTTCGAGAGACGAAGACCGTCAAGAGTGATTTGATGAATCCGAGCAACTTATTGTTGCAGGAGTTCTTCAAGACGCTCTATATAAGATTCGATTACTATCTGAACAATGTTCAGATCTTACTCGATCTTGGGCTAAATCTCTCGTTTCTCCGAGTGTCAATGACGAAGCCTTCTTAGCCCCTATACAGGGGTGATTAGAAGATGCTATTATCGATAATCGTAATAGCGATGTCATTGATCCATTTGAATTGGAAGATAGAGTAGAATCTCTTCTAGTCTACCATGCCAAGACTCAAATGGTCACTCTGGAAAAGGCTTATAAGGTTTTGCATGAGGTAGAGGCTCTTTGGTATGTTTATAAACAACCTACTAAAGAGTCTCAAACTGCTTATAATCGTTTCGGAACTCAGTTCCTAAAAGATATGAGTAAACCTTTCTTTATGAAAGGCCCTCAATATTGAGCAGTCCAAGGTCAACACAAAGTCTAACCCGGGGGTTGAGAACCCCGTAGTCTCCGATACTTTTTAAGTATAAAAGACCTGGGCGACTTAAGTTTTCTTTCGTCCTCAGGCTGGG